TTACTTATCAGAAACATATTCAATAATATCGGACAAATTACAATTAAGAGAAACACAGATTTTTTCCAAAGTTTCTAATTTGATTTGTTTAGCTGTATTATTATATATTTTGCCTAATGTATTATTGTCTATGCCAGTTTTTTTAGATAACCAGTATCTAGTTAATTCCATGGAGTCTAAAGTTTTATCCAAGATGAATTTAATCAATATATAATCACCTCCATGAATAGTCTATCACAAATTATTATAGTAGTAAATATTATAAAAAAGTTCAAATATTATATTGACAACTATTATAGTTAATACTATAATAGTAAATGTAGTGAAGATTATCAAAAGGGGAGATTGATATAATGCTAAATTTTAAAGATATAAGTAAAGAAAACTTAGAAAAAATGTTTGGACAAGAATTTACAGAATGGGAATACAAGAATGAAGTTTTGTGGAGTCTAGAAAATCTATACTGGAAAGAGAATTTAGAAGAGTTATATAACTATTGCAAGGCGATTAAAATCAATGTTTTGCAACCGCTAGGATGTAATGCAATCGGATTTTTTGCATAATTACATAATGGAGGTATAAAATGGATGATGTAGATTATTTTACAAACGCTACAATAAATATAAAAATGTTAGAGAAGGATAAAGAATACAAGGAATGCATAGAAAGAACCAAGCTACTTCTACAAGAAATTAAATTAACCCAATACAGTAATAAAAAACCTGATGAGTGGTTCTGCTATATAGAATTAGCTAGATGCTATAAAAATATAAATCAGTACGATAAGGCATTAAAATATATAAAGCAAGCCGAACAAAATTATTGGGATGATTATGGGTTTGATTACATGGGGATAACCTGTAAAGCTAGTATTTACGAAGCTATGGGGAATATTGATGATGCTATACTATTATACAGGCAATGTTTAGAATATATAAAAACAATACCTAATATGGAAAGGGTAGAAGCTTCAACAATGTTTAATATTGGATATCTTTCTAGGAATCCTTTTATAATGAATAGAGCAATAAACATATATAAGACGTATTGTAAAAACACATGGAATTATAAAAAAACATTAAATGATATGGAAGACTATTTAAAAGAGATATTAGCTAGTAAAAACTAGTTTATATAAATAAAAAATATTGGAGGAATAAAAGATTATGAAAAATTTAAGAAGAGTATTATTAAGTGCGATGGTATTAGGAGTTGCAGTATTACCTTTTATTACAAAGATGATAATAGATACACCTTGGTAGTAGAAATTTATAAAACACAAATAAAACTATAAATTTTAATGTAAATTAAAGATAATTTACTACAATAGCTTTTTTAAATTAAATATGCAATTTTTGACACTTTGTAGTTGAACAAACACTATGTTATATTTAGAGGTACACGAAACCTTACAAATATCTCTAAATATAATTTCATTACATCTATAATAGCATAAAAATTTATGATAAGTCAATAAAAATAATAAAAAATTTTTATGATGTTATTATGTGTAAAACTCTACAAGCGTTGATACGACTATCGCTAATTAAAAAATGAGAGGAGTTGGTTGGCAAAAAAAGTAAAATTATAAAAACTATATAGTCATTAAAAGGTTGATTTTATAGACAAGTTATAAGTGGTTTTTCGTTTATCTATGTATTATTAAAGGGGAGGGATCAATTTAAAAATGGATGATAATAAAAACATATACATAAATAGCTGGGAAGTAGGAGAAATCTGGGAACATATTAATTTGGGGAAATATTTAAAACAAGATTTTGCTGGAATGTTGGCGTATAGTTTGCAGTTAGATAAACTTAAGGAATTAAAGATTAACATAAAAGAAAGCAAGATATATAAGGATAAATTAACAAGCAGAGACATTATAAATGTTAAATTTAATTGGGGAAAACCCAAAAATAAAATGCAATTAGCTTTAATAAATAATTATTTTAATAATAAAAAAAGTGCAGAGATAGATAATATAAAATCTGAAATTGAAATACAAAAAGAAGATTGTTTAAAGTCTTGTAAAAATATAAAACAAGAAAATGTAGTAAGAAATTATTTTAGAATTAGACTACAAGTAGAATTAAGAAATATAAGATTTATAAATAATAAATTAAATGAAAAATATATAAAAAAATACAATTATAATAATTCAGCAGAAAAATTAAGAGAAGAACTATACATAAATGGGTTTAGCATAATTTATAAAGATTTAATATCTACTGGAAAGAAAGATGATAAAGGGAAATCTATAAAAGAAGAAAAAGAAACTACAATAGATTATGTAGTTTTAGGGAGAAGTAGCTCTAAGAGTAGAAACGGTTTGGTGTTATTTGTTAATAAGAAAAAGTACAAGGATATAAAGAGATTTATGAGGATGGGTATACATTTTGAAAATAGAACGGATATTGACTTTCCGTCTTTACTGACCTATGAGAGTTTGTGCGGTAGCGCAAGTGAAGGAATAGTAATAATAGACCCTAATTCTATATTTATTGTTAGTGATGTTAAAAGTGTATTTACAAACCCTACTAATGTAATAAAGAAAGATGATAGTGGTAAATTAATAAGTGAATATGATGAAAATTACATGATGGAAAATGACCTGTTTGATGGAGAAGGTTTAGGAGATATAAGCGTATTTCAGGATGCTGGAAGAGAAGATAAAGGTATGATGTTACTTAGACAACATATGTTTAAGGATTGTTTATTTAATTGTAATTTACAACAATTTCTAAAAGATAATTGTCCAAAAGATATCAAATATGAAGATTGGAAATTGGAAGATATGTTTGGAAATAGAATGTTTGCAAAAGATATAAAAATTATAACCACTCCAAATAGTCTAAAATGCTTAAAGTTTAAGGATGTTTACAAAGGTAACAAAAAAGCTGGTACTATTATAGTACAAATGTTCAACAAATGGAAAAAGGAAGTAAATAAAACAGATAACAAATTCTTTATAGTTAAAAGTGAGCATGAAAGTAAAAGAGGATTCAACGACAAAGGAATACTAAATCAAGCAAGCTATCAAATTTTAAATTCACTAGGACTAAACTTTAAAGAAATGCAACAATTAAGTAAGTTTGAAGTGAATTATATAAAAAAATTAAAAAATAATACAGATACATATATAGAATATTTAAAGGAAAATGCTAACGAAATGAATAGCAACCTAATGTTAGCAGATTTAATAAAACATAATAATAAAGTACTAGACACTAAAATTGTAAGAGATAAAAGGAAAGACGATATAGAAAGTTATATAAATCACGTTAAGAGGGGTAAGATAAGGGTTAACGCAGATTACTGCACTATAACACAGAACGGAAAAGAACTTTTATATCATTCCATAGGAAAATTACCATTAAATACAAACGGAACACTTAATTATGATGCTTGGAAAAATGAGATGATACTAAAAGAGGGTGAATGTTACTCCACTTTATGGGATTTTAATAAAGAGTATGTTTGCACTAGAAATCCTCACACCAGCCAATCTAATTTTTTAATACTAAAGAATGTATATAGTAAATTCGTAAAAGATTATTTTAATTTCACTAATAATATTATTTATACTACTGCAATAAATAACCCTATTAATCGTGTTTTAAGCGGTCAAGACGTAGATTCAGATAATTTACTTATGTTTAATGTCGAATTAATGAAAAATAAGGTTTTAGAGCTAAAAGACTATGTAGTCTGTGAGAATGGTGTTGAAAAAGAACCTTTAAACTACACAGTATGTAATAGAGACATGGCAATTATAGATAATAAATTAGCTAAGAGCACAAGAAATATAGGGACTGTAGTAAATTTAGGACAATTGTATATGTCAACTTATAATGAAGAGAAAAGTAAAGAAGAAGCTGAACAGGATAAAGATAAATTAAAAGAACTCTTACAGGGTATAGAGATTGCTACTATACTTTCAGAGATTGCAATAGACCAAGCTAAGAAAACATATGATATAGATTTTGAAGAGCAAATTAAATATTTAAGTAAATGTAAATATTTAGATTCTAAGAAACCACTATTTTTCCAAGATATCAGCGACAGCAATACTATTTCTAAAAAAGATGATTATGGCGAGTATATACATATAAGACCTTACAAAACGGGGATGGATTACTTGTATAATATTTTAAATAGTATAGATAGAAAACCTAGAGGTGGTAAAGCAGTAGATATAGTAGATTTATTAGATAGCAAAATAAATGAAACTAAAGCACATCTAAAACAAAAGAACGGTATTATAAAGAATGTAGAAGAGATAAATAAAAAAAGAAGTGCGATAGAATCGTACTACAGTAAAAGATTAAGAGAGAATAAAAGGTTAGATAAGAAAGAAGAAAACAAAGAAAAATATACAAAAATCAATGAAGTTGTTGCAGAGGGAATGCATATAATTAGAAAATACAAGATTAAGCCAGAAACAGTAAAATCTATAATCATAGATGTATTTGAAAATACAATTGAATGTAAGTGTAAATTAGAGTTATTAAATGCTCTGTATAAAGCCAATAAAGAAGTATTTTTAAGTACATTTAAAGAAGAAAAAACGAATTAAAAGTAACATGGGTGTGCAGTAAAAGAACTTATGAAATAAATTAATATCACGAGAGAAGGAAATACATGTATATTAAATATAGAAAAAGAGAAAAGAAAAATTCAAAGTTAACATCGTTTTATTTTTATAATTGTAAGAGCTATAGAGATGATAAAGAAAAAAATGTTAAAACAAAACAAGAGTACTTATTAAAATTTGATGCTGATGATTTAAGGAGTAGGAACTATATAAATTATGAAACTATGAATGATTTGAGAAAAAAAGATATAAAAACATGGATTAGACTAGTTTCTAAAATTGAATTTGATATTTTGTATGATGAAAATTGTACTTACATTTAAACAAATTCCATAAATTCCATTAATGTTGATGTCCTTGTAAGTACAAAAATAGTAAAAATAGAATTACTAAATAAAATTAAAAAGTTGGCACATCCCTATGCAAACTTCCTCACCTTTGAAGAAGAGTAACTTAAAAAAGCTTAATAGTAATATAAGTTAATATATATCATAGAAAGGGCATTTATTATTACGTGCCCTTTCATCATCCTTAGTGATCAGGTTAGAAAATAATAAATTATAAATGTATTGGAGGAATAAAATATATGAGAACATTAATTGATAAAGAAACAGGAGAAATATTTGAGGTTGAGGAAGATTTTGATTTAGAGAGAAAGAAAAAATATGTAGAGAAGAAAAGGACAGATGAATTATTTAAATCTGCACAAAATGAGTTGTGCGGTAATTTTATATTTTTTATATATAATAATTTAGAAACAATAGAAAAAGAAATAAGTGATGCAGATTTAGTTAAGTTTATGTATCTTGCCACATACATAAAAAAAGGATGTTATCTAATGACAGATAATAATACATATATAACTAAAAAAATGATGCAAAAAGTGTTGATGGTGACAGACAGTAATTTCAAAAGATTTTATAGCAACATGATAAATCTAAAATTAATAACAGAAGATAATAAGAGATTTAAAGTGAATATGGACATAGTATACAAGGGCTCAGAGAGAAAATACAAAGAGTTGAATGGAGTTAAATTATATAAATACGCTAGAATTTATATAAGAGCAACTAGAACACTATATATACAGAATTATAAAAGACCTAAAAAACTTGCCATAGCATTTAAGTTAATAAAACATGTAAATTGGAAATATAACATACTTGCTAAAGACGTATACACACAAGACACACAAGACTTAGAAGCATTAACAATAAAAGATATCATGGAGTTGTTAGGATATTTTAGCACTAATTTAAGCAGATTTAAAGAGGATTTTTATGGTATAAAATACATGGACACTGTGTTATTTAAGACGGTACAGAGTAAGGCAGATTATAAGACAAGCTATATTTATATAAATCCACGATTCGCATTTAGAGGAAATAAATTGGAGGATTTAGAGAGGACAATGGGAATATTTAAAATAGATTAATATATTTTAGAATTATTCAATTCAAGCGTGCACGAATGTGAGCATGGAAGATAAATTATTGGTTTCCGAAAAAAAGGTAACCAATAATTTTTTATTTACAGTTGCCATAATGTAGGTAACTGTAGGGTTCAATTACTATTTTGTCAGTACTCGTAAAGTACTTTAGTGTGTTAAAGTTTTATTCAAAAAGTAGCCAAAATGACCCAAAATCAATTCAAAAAGTAGCCAAAATAAAAACCCGCAAACCTAGTCATATCAAGGCTTACAGGTACTTTTCGTGCGGTTTCGTCCCTCTTACTCTTATGCACTATGCTACGCTCAAGTAAATTATATCACATATAAATATAATAATCAATAAAATATATAAAATAATTATAAAAAATATTAATAAATATAATAAATAAAATAATCTATAATAATTCTATAATAATTCTATAAATATATAAAGATAATGGGACTGAGTAAAAATAACCAAGCAAAAATATATTATTTCTGGAGCAACGATTGCGACAGAATAAGTGAACTTTTCTCATTGTAGTCGTTAGTGAGGGGCGAGAGTCGCCACGAACCTTACGAATACAAAAGTTTACCAAAACCACGTAGTGATTTAATAATAAATAAAAGTGATACTCTAAAAACGACCAAGGTTCGAAGGTTCGATACAAGATAATTATTACATTTGGACGTTATGTCGTCCTTATCACAACCATGTAGGCTAGTGTCCAGACTGGACATAATATAATTATCTAGTGTCCCACAAACAGTCACTAGAATTTATTGTCGGTATTACCGATAACATTCTTATGGCAACTACTTATTATTTAAATATGTTATATCGGCACTACGTGGTAAGACGCCACAATTTTTATATTAAGTTCCGTACGCAAGGAAACCTTGCTACTCCACTAAATATAAAAGAATGTAACGTCTTGCTTTAAAACTTTACTACGTTACACTACGTAAAGTTTTAAAGCAGTAATGTTTTTATTTTTCTTGTTTTTTATTAAGGGGGCTTCTTAGAACAGACACCTTTATATATCCATATAACACTCATATAGAGATATTGCGGATTAACTAGGTTAAATATCATGCAAAGGGGAATCGGCTGTATAAATCCAATGAAGATGGCTAGATGTATTACAGAGTTAGAAAGGATTTATGGAATACAACGGGGTGGAGATAGAAAATCAAAACAAGATAATCTTGTTTTGAAAACTCAATTAGATTTATCGCAAGAACTTGGAATAAGTCAACAACAATTACAGGATTATAAAAAATTGAACAACCTTATACCTGAATTACAATCAATGGTAGAGAATGACTCAATAAAGGCAACAGTAGCATATAAAATATGGGCTAAAATGCCACAGGATGAACAAGAAAAATTCTTTAATGATATTGGTCAAGAAAAAATAAAACTAATGACTTGCTACTAATTTTGGAAGATTAAAAAATAATCCAGTTAAACAAGGAAAAGTTTTTATGGAATATGAAAAATTATGCGGAGTTTATCATGGAGGTTCAAGACGACAAAATGTCGCTTTGACACAAGAAGATATTGCTAGGGAATTGGGTGTAGATGTTAGAACAATACAAAGATTAAAAAAACTTCAAACATTATCTCCAGAACTACAACAATTAATTGAAGATGGAACAGTAAAATATACAACAGCATTAAATGTATGGGGAAAATTATCTTATACTGAGCAATTACAGCTTATAGAAGAACTTGGTCAAGAAAAAATAAAACAAATGACACAAAAGAAAACACAGCAATATATAGATGAAAAAAATTTACGTGCACGAATGTGAGCATGGAATATGAAAAATTATGTGGAGTTAGACATGGAGGAAACATGAAAGCAATAGACGATAATCGACTTTTGAAATCTCAAGAAGATATAGCCAAAGAATTAGGTATAGAAGATTGTCCGCTAGTGGTACAACTTTTTATATGTATTTATTTAGTCATGTAACGCTTATATAGGTGCTATATCCGCAAGTGTACAAATTCTACTAGTATTAGAGTAGAATACATTGTAGTAAAAAATAAGAAGGCTGAAAGGCTGATGAATATATATGATAAAGTTTCTTCCTTAAAAGGAAAAAACCTAAATAGTGGTGGGTCATCTTTGAAGGCGAACCTGAGAATATTAAGGTTCCACCACCGTGGTACTGAATTATAGCGTTTTCTTCGAAGGGTTAGCTTCACATTTTGTGAAAGCTAGTTAAATCAATACTTCCGACGTTTTTGTTATTTTTTACATTTTTGATTACGAAATATATTTGTAAATGCCTTGGTTGGGCGATTCTATAAAGGGACAATAGGAAAAGAGAAGAGATGCGGTGGGGGGTTAACCTGTATATGTATATTTATTATATATTTATATTGCCCGAACGAAAAGCTGCTAATGCTTAGTAGTTGCATTTCTTCCATCTAAATAACATAATTAATAAAACAGATTTATTTTTTTATTTTTAATATTTTTAAGTATAGTGTGTATAATAATCGATAATTACATTATATTATTATAATGTTTTTATATATTTATTCGTAAGTCTCATATAAAAAATCACCTCTTTCTAGTGTGGAGGAAATTATTGCTTTCAGGTTACTGGTGGTAGCAGTAACCTATTAGTGTATATTTAAAGTGTTATGGGAGTAGCGTTTTAGATATACACTAATAAAACTAATATAAAGATATCTTATTTTTATAACTGCAAAATGTTATAAAATCTCATAATTATTATAACATAAAAAAATGTCAATGTAAAATTTATTTTGTATGCTTGAAGGGTTATGTCTACCTCCTTTGGCGTAGCCTCACTTTCTTTATAAGTGTAGAATAACGCTTCAAGCATTATAAAAATGCAAAAATAAAATTGGATGGAATGTATAGGACAAGTTACTTATAGGTTCGTCAATCCTCTCAAGGGGGAAATTATTAATGGAAAAATTACAGGAAAAAGAATTAATTATTGGCATTGAGGATTTAGCTAGAAAGGTATCAAAGGAATTAGAAAGTAATCTAAAAGAATCCAAAACAGACATTAAAGTAACTTATACTACAGGAATAGACTATAGCAAAGAAGATGAAAGCTATATTACTTTTAGATTATTTATTTATCCACAATCTACTAAATACGCAGTAGTTTCAGTAGGATATAATAAAGATGTGAATTATTTACATTATGCTATATACATATTAAAGCAGATACTACAAGGAAATTGTAATATCTATACTATCACTAGAGAAGAATCATATTTAAAGAACTTATTTGACTTCTATAAGATAAGTGAATTCTACATAATGGATGGGATTCTTTATGATGGTGAGTTCGAGATTGATTTATCAGAATTAGTAGAAATGAATGTAAATCTTAAAAATAATGAATTGTATCTTAAGACATCAGAAGATGAAGAGTTTAGAATTAATTTAAAAGATGAAACTATGGAATTCTTAGATTAGAAGATTAGTGAGTACTTACACAGCGTTGATTTACGTTGTGTAAAACTTTTTTTATTTGCACACAAATATTATATCTCAATTATATTATAACATGTATAAAAAAGCAAAGTCAACAGAAAGTGAAAAATAATTTAAAAAAATTAATATTACCGTTACCCTTATCCTTTTATGGGATAATGCTAGTGGATAAAAATTAATCCCCAATAATTAAAAATAGAATTTGTGTGTCCACCATTGGTCACGTAACGGAGTTTTAAAGATTTCTACGATATCAAAAAATCTTAATACATATAGATTGGGGATATTAAAGATGGAAGAATTAACAAACATAATAGCAAATAACAATGGAGTAATAAAAACAATTAAATCTACTGCATTGGTAGAAGTTATAAATGAATTTAGAAAGGCAGAAGGTGGAAAAGAACTAAAACACAAAAACTTTATGGCAAAAATCGAGAAAGAGATAGAAACGTTGAAAACACTAGGATTAGAAGCCGAGCTAAATTTTAAGCTGGGCAAATATTTTGATAAAAACAACCAAGAAAGACCTTGCTATGAAATGAGTCGTGATGGAATGCTGCAGATGCTTAATAGCGAATCTACATTAGTAAGATATAAAACAATTGAGTATGTAAATAAATTAGAAGAACAAAACAAGAAATTAAAGTCTGACAATAAAGAATTATACACAATAGCAACAAGTGATAAAGACCAAATTAAAAGGGAATATAAAGCAAATATAATTAAATTTGGCTGGAAAAATCTAAGAGGTCTATTAGCAGATTGTACATATAAAAACATTGAAGATGTAATAGGTGAAATTATGAATTTCCATGTTAATAAATTAAAGAAAAAAGATAGAGCATATAGTTATAGCAATATGAGTAAGACAGAATATAAGCAAGCTGTAAGAAGTAGAATTGATGAAGTATTAGACAATATATATAACACAACATTAGATGGTACATTAAGAACAGTTGTAAAAGAATTACAGGAAACAACATTAAGAAATAAATTAGAAACTACTAATAGAAAAAATGCACAAGAATTAAATAAGCTTAAACAGGTGTATCCCAAGCAAATTAAGCTAGATGATTATATCGAAATACATAAGCATCCATTTGCAAAAAATTATATGTATGAAGCTAAAAACAATAGTATGTATAAGACATATGCCTATAAGAATTGGATTAATGCTTTTCCAAATGGAGAAATAGCAAATATGGAATATTGGGAAAATAAAGGTGTAGATTTTGATTTGCCAATTAAAGTATATTGGAGATTTGTTACATATAATGGTAGAGAATTTGATACCGATGGACTTATAAAAGCAGTGCAAGACCAGATATTTAATAGGATAATGCAGATAGATGATAGCTGTATAGATGAATATGACGTTAAAATAATTGGAAGATGTAATTCATATGAGTATGGCAAGATATATTACTATATAGAAAATGTACGGGAGGTATAATATGGTAAAGGTTGTTAGAAATTATTGGTTAAGTGGATGTTATACATTAGCTAAAACTGGAGACAAGTTATTATTATTGGCAGATGGAGGTAAGGTAGTTAGGGAATACGATACAATTACAGATTTAATTACATATGCAAATAAAGAAATAATTATAAAGAAAAAAGATAGTAGAATAATGGTTCAAATATAAATACATAATGGGATAGGAACGTGTCCCATAATATAAAATTTAGGAAGGGAAGTATTTATAATGGAAAGAATATTAACAAAGATTTTTACTAAAGAATTAGACGAGAATTTAACATTAGATGTCTATACAAATTTGAAAGGTAATAAGTTTTATAAAAGACTAACAAATGGAATTGATGCCACAGAAGTTACAACGGAAATTCAAAAAGAAGAAGCAGATAAATATTTATAAAAATAGGAGGGATTTTAAAAGTGAGTAAATTAAAAGATTATACAACAATAGAATTAATAGAAGAAATTGCAAAGAGACAAGATTATGCGAATATATATACTGTAGAAGAGAATGAGCCTTATTATGTACTTATGCCTAGTATGAATAAGAATTCTATAAATAAAGGGAAAGCAACTATCATAGAAATAAATGGAGAGCTTAAATAAATTATTTTTGGGGGGATATCATTCCCCTTATTTTAAATTAAGGGAGGAATACATATATGTTTGATATATTAAAGAAGATATTTAAAAAGAATAAAAAGAAAGAATTTAATTATAAATTTGGAATTATTAGAGACGAAGAAGATAATAGAGATTATAGATGGAAAAATAGGGAGGATTATAAATAATGATTATATTTAATAAGGAAGAGTATGAGTACATATACAAAGATTTTTATAAGATAGTACACGTAGAAGAGATAGAAAATGGAGAAATAAAAGGTATAGTAAAAGACCTTTTATCTGGATTTAGAAGAGATACTTTAAAGAATATAGCTAGATATGTGGAAGAGCAGTTTGATTGTTTTCCGATATCAATACATGAAGATGATGAAATGGATAATAAAGAGTTCGTGGAATGTGTAGAAGATGCTTTGAGCCTATATACATATAAATTTTTAGATTTGGATGCGGAAGATTTAGAAGACATTAATCCTATGTTAGCTCATATATATGCAGCAATATATGAGAATGACTTTTGCGGGTAGTAGAGAGAAGGAATTAGGTTATAACATATTTAACCAAAAAGTATTAAAACTAGAAAAGGTATTGTTTTTTGGCACAAAAAGTGCCATACTATAAGTATGAAAAAGGTCGTAAAAAGCGACCTAAAAAGTACATAAAAATGATACACAATTCCCAATAAATGGTATATACTTAAAATAATTACATTCATCAAAATGGACAAGTATATTAGATTGATGGGGAGTGTGTATATGGATAATGATAAGAAAGATAAACATACTAAAAATGGGGAGGATGATAGTATGGAATTGGAATTAAAAAATGAGAACTGCTTCGGATTTTCAGGGTTACAACAAATAAAAGAATATATAAGAAATCTAATAACTCCAAATAGAGCACAGATGGAGAAACAATTAATTTTAGCTTGGAAGAAAGAATTAGAAAGTGTAAAATTTGATTATATATGTTTTAAAGAAGATGATGGAAGTTATACTCTTTCAATGGAGGATATAGACATTGTAGTTAATGAAGATAATAAGAATAAAGCATTAGATTCATTAATTGACGAGTTAAGAGAATATAGTGAAAATTATAGTAATGAATTAGAATATTGGTATTCAGACCCAAACAGACAATCACATTGTAAATATGTCTTAAAAACATTAATTTCATCTGATGAAGAATTGAAAAGAGATTTCTTATGCCAAAATGGTCAGAACTAAAAAGATTTTGTGATAGAGATGGGTGGGAAATGTATAAAAATACTGACCATTATTACTACAGAAAGAGAGATTCTCAAGGTATTAGACAAACTAAAGTTTCTAGAGGAAGCAAACAAATAAAAGACCATTTATGGAGAGAGATTTTAAAAAAGCAATTAAAAGTAAGTCAAGAATATTTTAATAATACTATATAAGTGTACAAGCCTTGAATAAATCAGTGGCTTGTTTTTTATATTGAAAATCGTTCGACAAAAGAAGGAAAAACAGTTAAAATATAGAAATATATGATTGAAAGGTGAGTGGTGGGTATGGAAAAATATGAAAATATGAAACTAGAAAAAATTAATGAGATGGTGATTGACAGAGCAATTGATTCGATAATAAATAATATAGAACATAAAGTATTAAGGGAATTACTAATTCAAAGCAAATTAATAACAAGTGAAAATTACAAAAAAGCATTAGAAGAATGTACGGATATTTTTTTAAAAGAAGCAGATAAGAACAATATGAATGTGGGGGAAGAATATAAAGAATTAATAAAAAAGAAAATTAATAAGATATAGTAATAAAAGAACTCTTAAAAGAGTTTTTCCCTTATAATTGTTCGAGAAAGTAAGGGAAAACTTAAATATAGGGATATATAAAATGAAACATAAAATTATGATTGGAGTGTTGTTGGTATGGATTATAACTATAGTAATATTAATCAAAGTATGGAACGCATTACTAAATCTATACAAGAAAACAAACAGTATGATAATGGGTTTGCTAATATTTTTTATGAACAATTAATGACGGAAATTAAAAATTTTGACAAAAAGTTAGATGATTCTAATTCTGTTGGAATGAAATTGGTTACGTTTGGAGATACAATTCGATTTAATATACTTGATGTTGGATATAAAAACCCGTACTTAATTTATTTCTATGGAGAATTAGAGGATGGTTCACCAATACAATTAATTCAGAATGTTAATCAAATTAGTTTTGTATTAATTGCAATGGCAAGAAAAAATCCAGAAGTTCCTAAACAGGCAATTGGATTCAAAATGGATAAAATATAATTATAATGGAGTGTTAGAGATATGGAGTATAAAAGAAAGATAAATGATGAACAAGTTAAAAGATTAGAAGATAAGTTGAAAAATGAAATTAATGTGCTAATTGAAAATGGTATAACAATAAGTGCGCAGATTGGCACAATGAAAGACATTTTAATAGATAGAAATATTATCACAGAAAAAGAATTTAATGATAGAGTTTATGATAAACTATACGAAATTTTGTCAGCAACTAACTTAATTTAATTTTGGTTGAGCTTAAATTCAATATATAGAAGAAAGTTAAGTGCACCATGTGATAAAACAAGAGAAAAGGAATGTTTACTTAATAAAATAAAAAAACTCTTTTTTTGCATACCTGCATATGGTATAATATTCCTAAGGAAGTGATATGGGAATGTTTATTAAGAAAAGTGTGAAACTAGGTAAGCATGCACGTATAAATGTTACAAAGAAAGGTTTAAGTAGTATTACGTTTGGTGGTAAGCATAGCAGATTTGGAATTAGAAAAGATGGTAGTACTTATGCTAGTGCGAATAAAAATGGAGTATATGTAAGACAGGAATTAAGTAAAGGCACTAAAGGTAAACAATTAAATAAGGTTGTTAATAAAAATAGTAATAATGAATTAACACTAGGAAAGTTATTAAAGATATGTTTAGCTTTATATATTATAGTATTAATTATGGATGGATTAACACTTAAGAGTGGTTTATTACTTAAAGTTGTTGGTGCACTGGATATAATATTTTTTATAATTACTGGTATAGGAATTATAAGTAATAATAAGAAGGATAAGAACTTAGAGTAATCTTGGTTCTTTTTTTTATTGGAGGGAATATGTTAAAGAAGTGTTGTAATAAATGTGGAAAAATTATAGATTATAGTATTATGCATTGTGACGAATGCAGCAAGAAAGTTCAGGAGCAAAAGAGACAAAGACATAGAGAATATAAAGCAAAGAGAATGGCAGATAATAAGGAAAAAATCTTACAGGAATTCTACGTTAGCAAAGAATGGACTAAGGTAAGAGATAATGTTAAAGTAAGATGTTTCTATTTAGATATTTATAGTTATTATATTTTAGGTGCAATAGAAAATGGGAAGACAGTACACCATATAGAACCGCTTAGAAACAATTGGGGTAGTAGGTTAGATTGTGATAATTTGATATATTTGACAGAAAGCAATCATCAGTTAATACACAGGATGTTGGATAAAGATTATAAAGGTACTGTTAAGATGTTACAAGGATTAGTTTATAGATGGAATAAAGAGTTTGGAAATATATAAAATTTTTAAAGTCAAAGAAAGTGTAAGTCAAAATATTATAAAGCGAAAGGAAGTGTGAGAGTGAATAGAATACAACAGTTGTATAAAGACTTGTTTGGTATAGAACCAGAGGTTAAAGATAAGAATGATTTAGAAGAATTAGAAGAAAAACTAGAAAAGGATTTAGCAGAGGTAAAAAGTATAGAAAAGAATAGCAAATAGTTTGTAATATAAACCACGGGGATAGGTTGAAAACTTTTTACATGTTGGGTAGAGTTGCATGTCGGGGTCACGATTTTAAAAATTGCCAAAAATCAAAGATTGTATTTTTACAGAAATTGGAACTCAAATAAAAAATAAGAAGGGATGGTGATAATTTTGGCGAGACCAGCAAAAAGCGTAAATACAAGCACAGGAAAGATTGGGAAAGAAGAAATTGAGAAAAGAAAACAAGCAGAAAAATTATTGCGTGGTAATGCTAATAAGGTAAAGCCTCCTGCTTATTTATCTATAACACAAAAAAAGATATTTAAAAAAATTGTAAGCGAATTACAAGCAAGTGGTATACTGTGTAATTTAGACATTTACATATTAACTACAGTTTCTATTGCCATAGATAGATTACAAAGCATAGAAAGCTTAATAAATGGGGACATTAGCAATTTAACAAATAAAGATTTAATGGCAGCCAAAGATAAGTATACAAAAGATTTATTTAGATGTACAAATGAATTAAGTTTAAGTCCACAATCTCGTGCAAAACTTGCAAATATAAATGTACAAGCAAAAAATACTGAAGATGATTTGCTTCTTAAAGCATTGCGTGGTGATAACATATAATGTTGTTACTAGATAAAGCTATGAAATATGCAAATGATGTTATAGAAGGTAAAGAAATAACTACAAAAGAAGTTAAGCAGCAATGTAAAATATTTTTAAATGATTACAATAAAAGGCAGTATGAAGATGAATTTGAATTTTATTTTGCAGAAGATAAATTAAACATAATAAACAATCTACTCAAATTATTAAATTTTGCAACTGGATTAAATGTTGTTAATAAACCAATCTTAGAAGGCTTGTGGGGATTCCAAGCCTTTTTATTATGCAATTTTTTCGGATGGAGATTTAAAAAAGATAAAAATAAGTATAGATACAGAGAAGTAACATTATTTATAACTCGTAAAAATGCCAAGACCTTTATATGTGCGTTAATAATGCTTATATTAATGCTTACAGAAGATAATTATAGTGAATTTTATAGTATTTGCTTAGATAGAAGTCTAGCTGGAGAAGTTAAAAAGGCGATGACACAAATTATTCAAGCAAGTCCAGCAATAAGTAAATATTTTAAAACAAGTTTAACTTTATCAAGTAAGATTGAATGTAAATTAACACATAGTTTTTATCAGGCACGAACCGCTGAAGGTAATAGGAATAATGCAATAAGACCTTCTGCATTTATTTGCGATGAGATGGGAGCAATGCGTGATTATAAAAATTACGAAGCGATGAAAAGTGGGCAATTATCGGTAAAGAATCCAGTTCGTTTTAGAGCTACAACTGCATATGCAGAAAGTGAAAGCATAATGCCAAATGAATTAGATTATATTCGTAAAGTTTTTAATGGTGTTATAGATGACGAGAGAATGTTTGCATTAATCTACTATGCTGAAGATGAACATAAGTGGGATGATGTAGGGTTAATGCAGAGTAATCCACTACGAATTGAAGAAAATTATAATGAAATTATGGATAATAGAACTAAGGCGTTAAATAATCCTAGTGAACAAACAGAGTTTTTAACAAAACATATGAATATATTTGTTCAGGAAAATGAGGATGAAAAATATTTAGATTATAAAGCTTGGGAAAAGGGTCGACTAGATAAAATTGATTTAACAGGCAAAGAGGTAATAGTCTCAGTAGATGCATCACTAACAACGGATTTAACGGCAATAGTTATTATGTATAAAGAAAACGACAAGTATTATATTATTGCACATGCTTATTTACCTAGAAATTCTTTAATTAAGCGTAGAGAGAAAATAGACTATGAACAAATGGAAAGGTTAGGATATTGCACTATTACAGATGGAGATATAGTTGATTATATGTTATTAGAAAATGAAATAAGAGGCATTGAGGATAAATACAAATGTAAAATTAAATCAATTGTAAGTGATCCATATAATATGTTGCAGACAATGCAGAATTTAAGCGAGGATTATGATGTAATTTTACTTAAGCAAACATATGGAAATCTTAGTCCAGCCATAAAGGACTTCCAACAAGAAGTTTATAAAGGCAATGTATTTTATAAAGAGAATAAAATATTAGATTGGTGTGTAAGTTGTGCAACGACTATAAAAGGTAAGGTATCTGGAGATGTATTGCTTGCAAAAGAAAACAAAAATAAGCAGAGAATTGATTTAATAGTGGCTGCAATCTTTTGTCATACTCAATTGTATTTGCAAGAGGATAAAATTGAATTAACTGAGGACTCAATAAGTGATTTTTACAGTAATTTTAAATAAAAAAGTGAGGTGATAGGCTAAATTATGGACAAAATTAAGGAAAAATGGACTGATATGAAGGCAAAAATAAGAAAAATTAAGACTAAATTAAGAAAAAATATATCTAATAATAAGGCTGAAATAGTGTTTTTTATGGGTATAATCTCCATATTAACAGCTACTTTTCTAGTTAATAAGATACTATTTCTATATGTTTTAGGGATAATTCTTATAGGATTTAGCCTATTTATAGCAAAATTTATAGCAAAGTGAGGTGAAATAATTGGGATTTTTAAGTAAAACATTACAAAACAGAAGTGTGTATGGTGCGGATTACACTACTTTAGCGGATTTAAGTTTTTTAAAAATGCTAGGAATTAATACAGATAGTAATAATGTAAATAATAATATTAATAGTGCTTACAAGCTAAGTGAAATAACATACTTTACTTGTCTAAAGGTACTATCAGACAAGGTTGGAAGTTGCAAAATTGATATTTACCAAAAGACACCACAAGGTAAACAAAAGATACAACACTACTTGGATTATATTTTAAATGTTCAGCCTAATCCACTACAAAATGCGTCTATCTTTTGGAGTACTACGGAATATAACAAAAATGAATATGGCAATGCTTATGTATTTATAGATACTAATTTACAAACAGGTAAAGTGGATAATCTATGGATTCTTCCCAGTCAAAACGTTCAAGTATGGATAGATGATGCAGGAATTTTTGGTAGTGGTACTAATGCAATATGGTATTTATATACAGACCTACAGAGTGGAAAAGTAACAAAGATACCAAGCACATCTATATTACATTTTAAGAATTGGGTAACATATCAGGGGCAAGGACTTAAGGGGTTGTCCGTTAAGAACATTCTTAATAGTTATATAACACAGGCACAATATAATAGTAATTTTGTAAATGGGTTGGTACAAAATGGATTTGCAAGTGACAAAATCGTACTTCAATATACTGGAAGTTTAGACATAAAAGGAAAAAATAAATTGATGAGTGAATTAAATGATTTTTCTGCTAACGGAAAATGGATTCCTTTACCAATCGGTATGGAAGCAAAGCCAATTTCGAGTAGTTTGGTAGACGCACAATACATGGATTTAACAAAATATAATGCGTTACAAATAGCCAGTGCGTTTGGTATATCTCCATCATTCATAAACAATTACGACAAAGGTAACTATGCGAATGTAGAAAGCCAACAGGATAGTTTATATAGAGATTGTTTGTATCCTTTATTTAATCAGTATGGACAAGAGGAAACTATTAAGCTATTAACTACACAAGAAAAACAGCAAAATATTTACATGGAGTACAATATGGATTCTATGTTACAAGGTGATTTTAATAGTAGAATGACTGGCTATTCTACTGCGGTTAATGCAGGCATAATGAGCAGAAACGAAGCAAGATTACAAGAAGGGTTAATAGAAAAAGATGGTGCAGATAACTTAACAGTAAATGGAACAATGATAAATATTACAGATGTAGGTAAACAATATGGTGTGCCTACTAAAAATCAGATAGTACCTCAACAAGATGCGAAAGGTGGTGATAGTAATGGATAAGAAGCAGGAAACTAGACAATTGGTTGAATTAATTAAAGTAAGAAGCGTACAGGAAAACGAAGATAATACTACAACATTGGAAGGTTACATTGCTAAATTTAACAGTACAACAACATTGTGGAGTGGTTATAATGAGCAGATTGATGCACACGCATTTGATAATACGTTAGCAGATGGACATAATATTATGCTTTTATATGCCCATGATTGGAGTAAACCAATGGCATGTACAGGTAATGGTTCACTAGCATTAAATGCTGATGATATGGGGTTACATTTTATTGCTACGGTAGACACAAGTATTAGTTATATCGCGGACACAGTAGCACTTATAAAAAGTGGTATTACAGCGGGTTGTAGTTTTGGATTTTATATATTAAATGATAACGAAAGTTATGATGCTAGTACGGACACATACACAGATACAATTTTAGAGATTCAATTACTAGAGGGGTCGGTGTTATGTAATCCACAATATACGGATACGACAGTTAGTGCAAGAGGTAAAGAAAGAATAGAAGAGTTACACAAAGAAAAAGAAAGAGCATTATTAAAGCAAAAAATATTAATTGAACTGGAATTATAACAGTTCTTTTTTTATATTCAAAATTAATCAATATAAATTATTAAATAATAAAAGATATGAAAGGAAGTAGATTATAAATGAAAAAATCAGATGAATTAAGACAAAACGTTGAGGCTATAAAAGCAGAGGTTAGAAGCCTTTTGGATGCAAATAAGGTTGAGGAAGCAAAAGCAAAAATGGAAGAGAAAAGAAGTGCTGAAGAAGCATTAAATAAGGCAGTAATTGAAGAAGAACTTGAAACAGATGACGTTGAAAAAAAAATTGATGAAAGAGGTGTAGATGTAGATATGGAAAAAAGAGAAAAGGAAGTTAAAGTAGATACAAGAAGTCAAGTGGAGAAGGATGCTTTTGAAGTACGTTCTATCATAAAAGCTATGACAGGAAGGAAAATGTCAAATGAAGAAAGAGAAGTATTTAATAAAGTTGAAACTAGAGCATTAGTTGCTAATGGTGGAACAAACGGAGAAGCTTACATATTACCAGTAACAATAAGCACACAAATAAGGGAATTAATAAGACAATATAAATCACTTAGAGATGTAGTTGGATATATGCCAGTTACTACATTATCTGGAAGTTTTCCGGTTGAAGGGTTTGACACAGTAACAGGACTTACAGCATTTACAGAAGATGGGACAACTAGTTTAACAGAAGCTACAGATATTAAATTCACACAAAAATCTTATAGTTTAAAAGAATATGGTGCATTTATGGCATTAACTAATACTCTTTTGCAGTTTAGTGACCAAGATTTAATGGCTTATGTTGCTAGAGTATTTGCTAGAAAAGCAGTTATAACAGAAAATACATTGTTAACAGCAGCATTAAACAGTGGCAAAACTGTTAAAACATTAGCTGATTGGAAAGCATTAAAGAAATCTATTAATAGAGATTTAGATCCAGCAGTTTTAGGAAATATGTCAATAGTTACAAATCAAAACGGATTTGATTTCCTTGATGAAGCTTTAGACAGTTATGGAAGACCTATTTTACAACCCAATCCAACAAATCCAACACAAAAATTATTTATGGGTTATCCAGTTGTTGTTTATAGTAATGCTATGTTACCAGATACGGGCAAAACAGCAGGCTCTATAAGCTCGCCTATAATTTATGGAGATTTAGAGGACGCAGTAAAGCTTGTAGATAATGGACAATATGCATTTGCTACAAGTAATCAAGCTGGATTCTTAAAGAATGTTACTTATGCACGTGTTATCGCTTATTACGACTCGGTTCAAGTTGATGCTAGTGATAAATGTTACATTGTAGGGAGCATGATAACAGGCTAATAGTAGAGGGGATAGGTTCCCTTCTATTTATTTTTAGAAAGGAGCGATTGAATGATATTAACATTGGCAGAAGCTAAAAATTTCTTAAAGGTAGATGCAGATATAACAGATGATGATCTATTAATACAAAATTTAATAGATGCAGCAGAAACACATCTTATTAATGCAGTAGATTATAAATTTGATAATACAAATTCTCTTGCAAAGTTATATGTATCTGTATTAGTAAATGATTATTACAATAACAGAAGTTCTACTCAAGAAACGAGCGTAAAAACAAGGGAAACATTACAGAGTATATTGTTACAATTACAATACTGCTATAGTGAAACATAGAAGGTGATTATATGGTTGTAGATACAGGAAATTTAAATAAAAGAATTACTATAGGTAGAACAAAAATAATAACAAATAAAGGTATGCAGATAAAGCAATTTGATTCTAGTACAGCAATAATCACATGGGCAAGTGTAAATGGTGTTGGAGACAATATATTTTTGGCAGATAACAATGAAAACAATAAAAATATATTGAATTTTATTATTAGATATAGAAAAAATATAGAGCAACAAATGCTGATTAAATATAAAAATGATTACTATGAAATACAAGGAATTGATGATTATATGGAACAGCATATGTTTATAACGCTAAGAACAAAGAGGGTGAATTTGTGAGTATGGAATTAGAGGGATTTGATTCTTTAATGCAAAAGCTTGAAAGCATGGGTAAAGTAGGGAATAAAATTTATAATGAAGCATTAACTAAAAGTGCAGAACCTATATTAGACGATATACAGAGTACAAATGCATTTAAAGATAAATCAGGTAAGTTGAGAAAAAGTTTTAAAATAAGTAAAGTTAAAAAAAATAAAGAAGGTAAATTTGTGTGGGTAGGGGATGTTGATGGGGTTGTAAAGTACTCTTGGTATGTTGAACATAAACATCCATACATGAGACCAGCATTTGAAAAACGTAAGAAAGAAATATTTGAAAATATAAAGAAATATGTACAGGAGGGATTGGATAATGGATAGTGATTTAAGAGAAATAATAATAAGTACTTTATCCAGTCTTAATATACCTGTAAGCTATGAAAAATATGAAGGGGAAGCTAATACTTATATAACTTTTTTTGAATATATGCAAACTCTAAATAGTGCAAGTGAAGATGTTGAAGATTCTACCCTACATAACATACAATTAAATTTATATTATAGCGGTGAAATAGGTAACTTAGCAAAACAAATAATGAGTTTATTAGTTGATAATGGATTTACTAAAGATTATATAAAAGACTTGGGATATGATAATGAAACTAAAAGATATTGGACAGCAATTTGTGTAAATTACTTAGAAAATTTAAATTAGAAAGGAAATGATATATAATGGCAAGACAAATAGGTTTAAAAAATATATATTTTGCAGAATTAATAAAGGATACTAAAAATAGTTGTGTTTATAGTATTCCTAAAATTTATGAAAGAGCAATTAGTGCAACACTAACACCAAAAACAAATTCGGATACTATTTATAGTGATGATACAACAGAAGATGTTATAAGTACCTTCGATTCGTGTGAAGTTGAAATCGAAGTGAGTCAATTGCAGATTCCTACTAGAGCATTTCTTCAAGGCGCCAAAACTGCAAAAGGCATGATTATAGAAAATGGGAATGATTTAGCACCTTATGTTGCTATGGGTTTTATGTCAAAAAAAAGTAATGGAGCATATAAATATGTGTGGTTAACTAAAGGTCAATTTCAGATAGTTACAGATAGTTACGAAACAATCGCTGATAAAGTAAAAGCTCAAACTAGTAAAGTAAAGTCAACATTTATTAAAAGAGATTTTGATGATAATTGGAGATTTCAAGCTGACGAAGATTTTAATACAAGTGCTTGTGCAACTTGGTTTGATACAGTACCAACAACATTTACAAGTAATATAAGCACAACTATAACTAGTGCTAATATAAATGTATTAGTAAGTGCAACAGCTACAGCATTAACAGTAAAAACAGGTTCTAAAGTAAGTAATTTGGTACAGGCAATACAGGTTGATGGTGGGTTAGGCACAGTAGACATATTTACAAGTAGTAATAAGACATTATACGCAACTAATAGTGCTACAATTACGGCAGATATGGTTGTAGTAGCTACAGCAGAAGATGGAGTAACGCAAACAACTTATACAATAACATTAGAATAATTTATATGAAGGGAGATTTGTATAATGGCAGTTAAAGGAAAAGAATTAAAAACAAATAAAAAAGATGTACCAACTTTTATATTGGATGGTAAAGAGTATAAAATAGTTATGGATTTTAATGTATTAAGTGAGTTAGAGGAGATATATGGGAATATAGATAAGGCATTTGATGATATACAAGCATTAAAAATAAAGGCTTTAAGAGCGGTTATATATAGTATAGTAAAAGCAGAAAATGAAAATGTAACACTTAAAGAAATAGGAAAGAAACTAGATATTGATTTTATAGAAAATTTTGTTGAGAAAATGGGTATTGTATTAAATGACAGTATGCCAGAAAAAAAAGATAATATGGGGGAATAGAAGCCAACGAAGATTCTAGTGCATGGGATTGGAGCTGGCTATTTTATTTAGGAACAAATTTATTAGGCATGACCGAGGAAGAATTTTGGAAGTGTACACCCAAAAAATTAGATGCACTTTATGATATACATTGTAAAGTTAAAGGCTATAATGATAAAAACAATGAAACAGGATATATAGACGATATATTTTTCTAGGAGGTGATAATTTGAGTGATGAAATACAGAGTTTAACCGTAAAAGTAGGTGTTACAGACCAGTTATTTCAGCAAGGCATAACTAGAATAAACTCTAGTATGAAGTTATTACAGAGTGAGTTTAAAGCTAGTAGTGAAAGTCTTAAGAATTTTGGCTCCAGTACAGAACAATTAGACAATAAATCTAAGTATCTTAATAGTGCAATTGAGTTGCAAAAGGCTAAAGTACAAGGCTTAACAGAAGCTTATGAAAAGACTAAAACACAAACAGGTGAATTTAGCACGCAAACAGCTAGTGCTGGTACTAAGGTAAATAATGCAGTAGCTTATTTAGAAAAGTTAAAAAACCAATTAAGAGAAGTTGATATAGCATTAGAAAAAACTAATATAGAAGAGAAAAAGATAGACTGGAAGACAAGTCTTGAAAAAGCACAATCTAGTGTAGAAAGTACTAGAAGTAAGTTAGGCGGCTTAAAGACCGGAATAGTTACGTTAGGAGCAACTATTGCTGGTGGTGCCGGACTTTATGAATTTGCAAGTGGAGCTATTAATGCTGGAGATGCAACTTATAAATTGCAAACAAGATTAGGGCTAACAACAACAGATGCGGCAGGATTAAGTAAAATGCTTAATTTAGCTGGAGTAGATACAGGAACATTTACAAATACAATAACAAAAATGGATAGGTCTGTACTTAGTGCTGGTAAAAATGGAAATACCACAACAAAGGCACTTGCAGAATTTGGGGTTAAGCTTACAGATGCACATGGGAAAATGTTACCCATGACAGATCAACTTGGAGTTTTAGCACAAGCTTATAATAAGGCTACAGAAAATGGGCAAGAAGATGCATTTACCACGCAAGTTTTAGGACAACGTGGCGCTGAATTAATACCAATATTGCAAAATTATACAGAAGTAAAAGAAAAAGCTAGTCAACAAGTTGGAATTGGAATTAATCCGGAAGAAGCTCATAAAATCGCAATGGAACTAACACAGGTAAAAAGTCAGTTTGCACAGTTAGGAAGTGTTGTTGCAAAAGAAGTACTACCTATAGTTTCTGCAATGCTACCACCAACAATTAAATTTTTTCAACAGTTAACTCAAGAAGTTAAGAATAATAAACCGGCAATTGATTCATTTGTTGCAACAATGGTTAGTGTTGGAAAGACAATTGTTAGTATAGTAGTACCACCTATAAGAGATTTATTTAATACTATATCGCAACATGGTGAAGCAAGTAAGGTTGTAATATTAGGACTGGTTGGTGCATTTGCTGGTTTTAGTGCTGTATCTGGTATATTTAAAGGAATTACAAGTACAGTTAAAACATTTAGTGAAGGAATAAAATCCGCAAAAACAATTATGAGCAATTTCAAAACAGGCATAACTACAATAGGTGGAGCTTTTAATACTCTTAAAGGCGGAATTGGTACAGTTGTAAGTGCTATAGGTAATTTTAGTAAGGCAATGTTAACAGGCATAGCCAATTTAGCTAAAATGACAGCGGAGTTAGCTATAAATGCCGCTGCATGGTTGGCTGAAAAGGTGCAATTAGTAGCATCTACAATAGCAGAAGGAGCACTTACCGTAGCACAGGGTATCTTAAATACAGTAATGATGTTAAATCCAGTAATGATAGTAGTTACAGCATTAATTGCATTAGTTGCAGGATTGGTACTGGCTTATAATAAAGTAGGCTGGTTTAGAGATTTCGTTAATACCGCATTTAGTGCGATTGGCAACATTGCACAAACTATATTTGGGGGCATAGGTAGCTTTATTGGTGGTGTTTGGAATGGAATAAAGAGTGGTGCTGATACTGCAATAAATGGAGTAAAGAGTGTTTGGAGTGGAATTACTGGATTCTTTTCTGGAATTGGTAGAGATATAAAAGCTATTTGGGATAAAATATGGAACTTTAAAATACCACATATACCATTACCACACTTTAGTTTAAGCGGCTCTTTTAATCCGTTACAAGGGCAAATACCTTCTCTAGGAATAAATTGGTATGCACAGGGCGGAATTTTCAATAAACCTAGTGTAATTGGAGTAGGTGAAAACGGTCAAGAAGCGGTAATGCCATTAGAAAGAAACACAGGTTGGATTGATACTTTAGCAGATAAATTAAGCAATAAGATTGGTAATGTCGGTAATAATAATAAGCCTATAATTGTAGAAATGTATTTAGATAAGGACAAAATAGGTAGAGCAGTAGCAAAACCAGTAAGTAATAAAATAGGTTTTAACGGTAGGAGGTGGTAATAAAATATGGATATGCTAGTAAATGACACAAATATAATACAATTTAATGCAAAGTTAACCAATATTACAATAGAACCAGCAACAGTAAATAATGTTGATGAATGGCTTAGAGATAGTCTTACACCTTTGCATATTTATCAACAATTTGAAAATAAAAAAATAACAACAGAAATTTTAGTAAGTGGAATTAATAGAGAGGATTTATTAATAAATATTAGTAAAATAACATCTATTTTAGCTAAATGCACAATACAGGCTGACAACATGTGCTTATATTATGATGTAGAGCTACAAGAAATAAGTACAACAAAGACCCCAAGTATAACAAAAAAATTATTAACATGTACATTTAATGGAATTTGTTATGCACAAGGGCAACAAGTTAACTTAAATAGTGGAAGTATAGGTATAAATAATATTGGCACAATGCCCTGTCCAGCAGTAGTAGTGATGACAGCACCAGTGGATACACCTATAGTTACATTAAGTGGTTTGAGTGATGATAATATACAAATAAAGTATTTAAAAAAAGGTGTACCAGTAACAATTGATGGAGAGAATAAAACTATTACAGAAATAGATTTAGACCACTTTGTGACCGAGGATACAGGTCAAGGAAAGTGGATTTATAAGTATTGGAATATTGCGATGGCTAATAGTCCAGAACTTACAGCAAGACCAGACGTATTACCAACTAAAGATTTTATTAATAAAAACATAAGTTGTTATCACCAGGAATTAATACAAGATGCTCAAGATTTAGTTTACAACGAAGTAACAAATATATTTGGAAGCATTAAGACAGGCTTATATGTAAATAGCGCTAAGAGTATAACTTTTCAATTCAAACACGATGATGGAGTTAATGTGTATTTAAATAACAATAGTGTATATAGTTCAGCTAATGCAGAAATAGACACACCATCTAACCCAAATTATCCAACACTAACATTAGCATTAAATCAAGGTTGGAACGTATTAGAATTTATTTATATAAACCATCTAAGTGAAGGTGGAGTATATGCACTGACACAAAAATTAAGTGATATGGTGGATGGATTAAACTGTTACTATGCAAGAGATTTAAGTTATTTAGAGGTTGCTAATAAATTCCAAGATGTAGAGTTGTGGGAATTTCCCAAATTACAAATGGGTAATAATACTATAAGTATAGACAATAATATACAAACGAACATTAGTTATAAACCAAGATATTTATAAGATTGGAGAGTGGTAGATTGATAACGTTATTAGATAAAAGTAAAAATATATTAAATTGTATAACTGAATATAAAGATTTAAAGATAGAGAAGGAAATTAATGCATTAGACACTCTATCTTTTTCTATTGCAAGTAAAGATGTTAATTATAATGTGATAGAAGAAGAGTGTTACATAAAAACAAAAGAAAATATATATATCATAAAAAAAATAAGTATAAATGAAGATTGGAAAACGATTGAATGTAATGTAAATGTTGAAGAATTAAAAGGAACGTTAGTAGAGAGTATTAATCAAGTTCAGGGTGATTGTGAAGCCACAACAAACTTAGCACTTACTGATACTGGCTGGGTAGTTGGAAAATGTGATATAAACAGAAAGAGAAATATTGTTAAAAAGCAATGCACGGTATATGATGTTTTACAAGAAATACAAGATATGTACCATTGCGAGATGGAATTTGATGCCCTAAATAAGCAAGTTAATATTTATCAAAGTATCGGTAGTGATAAAGGAACATATTTTATTGAAAATCTAAATTTAAAACAAATAGGGTTACAATCCGATACAACAGATTATATTACACAACTTATACCGCTAGGTAAAGATGGATTAACAGTTGAAAGTGTAAATAATAACTTAAGATATGTTAGTAATTATCAATACTCAAGCAAGGTTTTACAATCTTATTGGTCTGATAATCGTTATACAAATGCACAGGATTTACTGAATGATGCCATAGAACGACTTTCTGAATTAAGTAAGCCTAAAAAAAGTTATAGTGTAAGTGTTATAGATTTAGCGAATTTAAAGCCAGATTTATATAAAATATTAGATTATGGATTAGGCGATACAGTTACATTAATAAGTAAGAGTAATAACATTAAAGATAGACAACGTATAAAAAAGATAGAAATTTATCCAGAACAACAAGAAAATAACACAGCAGAAATTAGTAATACTTTGGATAATATTGAAGATTTAATTACTAGGTTTGACAATACATCTAATACGGTAGATAATGTGACAAATTCAGACGGAAGCATAGACAGTACTTCAGTTGAAGTAAAAAACAGTGATGGTACATTTAGTAATTTAAATGTAGCTATGGAAAGGGTAGGCAATTTAATAGCAACTAAAATAGATGTGACTGAATTAGATGCAACAAATGCAAGGGTACAAAACTTAGAAACAAATAAAATAGATGCAGGTTATGCTGATATACATTATTTAAAGGCTCAAGAAGCTAGTGTTAAAAGTATAAATATAGATGATGAAGCAGTAACAAACTCAAAAATAGCAAAAGAAGCTGTAGGAAATGCTCAAATTAGTGATATGGATGTATCCAAACTAAATGCTGGTGATATAAATGCAGATATAATCCATATGGTTAGTGGAGACAATAAACTTCAAATAAAAGGTAACAAGCTACAATTATTTGCAGATAATAACGGACAGCAAGAGAGAATATTATTAGGACAACAAGATAATGGAAACTATGGGTTATTAATAAGAGGGCAAGATGGTCAGACAATTTTATTCGATGAGAATGGTCAAACTAAGGAAGGATTCACAGATGGATATGGGAAGTTGGATGATAAATCTTTAGACCCTAAAAAAATAGATATTGAAAAGGTTGTTACAGAAATTAACGGAGCAACTACCAAAATAGATGGTAGTTCTATAACTGTAGATAATAAAACATTAAGTTCTAAGTTTACAGAAATAACGGAAACTGTAGATAATATTAATATTGGAGTAAATTCTTTAATTCATAATGGAAATTTCACAAAAGGTTTAGTAGCTGGAAGTACCACAGCACCAAACTATTGGGGATTTTGGGGAGGTTCTAAAGTATACGAGTATCAAGGACAGACACCAACCAATTCACCTAATACTATATATATAGGACACCAAACATCTAATAGCGGTATAGCACAGGATTTAACCAATATCATAAAACCAAATACAACATACACTATAGCTTTTACATCTCATAAAGAAAATGTGGATTATGTTTATACTCAAATGGAGTATTATGATAATAGCAATACTGGTGTTGGGAATAATATTTTTAGTTATAATTATAGCAAATCAGATACACTCCAAAGTTTTACATTTACATCGCCATCAGGTTTTAATAGAGTTACTTTTGCACATGGTGGAGTTGCCCAACAATGGGAAAATGGATTTTTAACTACCTTAGGAAATGTAGTACTTGTAGAAGGTAATAAAGCACCTTCTTCTTTTGTATATAATCAAAGTGATATAAACGAAGAAATAAATACAAATACAACTCATATATCACAGACAGCACAGGAAATAGGGTTTGACTTAGACTCTCAAACTTGGAAAACTACAAATAACTTGGAGACATTCAAGGACTTTCAAGTTTTTCTGCAATTAAATAAAGATAGGATACTAAGTAGCGTTGATGCAAATGGAGTAAAGTCTACAATAGAGCAGAGTCCAGATGCGGTAAAAATAGGATTCAATGGTATAACAAATAAAATACAAATGGATGCTAATGGTTTGCATATCAATGATGGTGGTATAGATATAAAAAACAATGTTGGAACTAGCGTATTTAGTTCAGATGCTAATGGTAATTTGAATTTTTCTGGTGTATTTGAGCAGTATGACAGCAACGGTTATAAATCGGTAGAAATAGCAGATAATTCGATAGCATTATATGATTGGAATAATAGTAGTGATTTTTTAGGAATGTATGCATCTATTACTACACAAGGGACTCGTGGAGGTACTGCTTTAACAGCAGACCATGGTAATCCATTAACTATTGGATATATGCCTTATGGAATGAATAGTAATGACCATACTATTAATAATTTTTTAGTAATTGATGATGCAAGACAGAAAGTTGGACATAAAACTAATGGTGGGTTTACAGAAGATGTATCTATGGTGAATTATTCTAACTTATATTTTTATGGGAATGATTATGAAACCATTATGGGAAGCATTGGAGGTACAACCACCAACACTGGTGAAAATGGAATTAGTTTAATGGGAAGAGAAGGTGTTGGAGCTTTATATTTTGGACTATTAACAGATAACAACGGTAGTGGTTCTTTTAAAATGTCTATATTAAGTGACCAAATTCATTCTAAAGTAGATTTCTACGGAGATAAAGATATTTATACGAATGGTAATTTCTATTGTGCTGACGGTGGAGGATGGTATTATAAGATACCTAAAACAAACTATGATGCAGATGGAATAAAAGTTTTTCATATGGTTGGAAGTAATATAGGATATACTACAAATGATAACAGAAGTTTATACAGCGTAAGTAACCCAACAAGTGATATTAAATTGAAGAAAAATATAGTAGATTCTACAGAAAATTATCTGGATATAATAAACAAAATGAAACTTCATGAGTTTGATTATAATGGTAAAATGGGACAAACAGGGCATATTAAAGCTGGGGTTATAACACAAGAATTAGATAATATAAATCCTAAATTCACTTCACTTTGGGGAAAAGATGCAGATGGAACAGAATATAGATGTCCAAATTGGGGGAGCATATCACCTTATTTTGTTGGAGCGATACAGAAATTGAGTGAACAAAATAATAAACTTGAAAAAGAAAATAAGGCATTAACAGAAAGACTAGATAAATTAGAAAATAAGTTATTAGAAGGGAGTATGTAATTATGGATAAAATGATAGGAGATAAAGCAGTAACACAAAAAGCAGACGTAACAAATGTAGTGGACTCTACAGTAAATGCATTAGATATATTAAAACAGATGGCTAGTAGAAAATTTGACATTGGCACTGAACATTATGAATTAGGTCTTTATGCAGAAGAAAATAAAGATATTTGTCCAGATTTAATTGAGACCATGAACCTAGGTGATGGAGATATTTTTTATCTGTATGATACAACTAAGTTACTGTATTATACAGTAGATGCAATAAAGAGATTAAATAATAAAATTACGGATTTAGAAAATCAAATAGCAAGTATAAAGACATCGTAGGATGTTTATTTTATTTTTTGGAGGTGAAATTTTTGGACGATAAGGATAACAAAATACAGGAAATACTTGAAAGATTAGTTAGGATGGAAACAAAGCTAGACGATTTTACAAGTTTAAGAGAAAAGGCAGAAGATGCTTTTAATATTAGTAATCAAAACAATAAAGATTTAAATGAAATACAAGATAATATAAGATGGTTGTGGAGAAGCATTTTAGGAGCTGTTGTAGTTTCGGTTGTGGGATTTATTATAAAGTTTCATACTTAAAAGTTACTTATATATAATAGGTAGCTTTTTTATTTTATTAAAAATTATAAGAGAAAGAGGTAATGTAAAAATGGAAAATTATATCAATTATATTTACGGTGCTTTAGGATTGGTTATAGGTGCAATAGTGCCTTTTATAGTAAGAAAAGTAAAGATATATTTAGCTTATATAGAATCGAAAACAGGAGAAAATTTCTATAATCAAGCAAAGGTATTTATCGAAAGTTTAGCAAAACTTCATCCAGAGGATTTTGCAGAAGAAAAAATAACGGATTTATTAGATAAATTAGATAATAAATATGGAGACCATTTAAGCAGAAATCAGATAAAAGAAATTGTTGATTTTGTAGGAACTACTATAGTAACAGATGTGGTTAAGGAAGTAGCTAAATAATATAAAGGAAGGGATATAATTGGGTATTAAATTACCTACTATATTCCTTTTTCTTTTTTTATTTACTACAGATTTAATACTAAATTTAATAACATTAAAAAACACTTGATAAGTACTTGGGAAAATATTATTATATATAGAGATATAACCAAGGAAGAAGTGATAAGTTGGCAGATAAAATAAAGATGGAAGTACTAATTATGGATTCCATGATAGCTAAATTTAGACAGATGGGCGATAAGTTTGGTACTATAATAAATAAATTAAGACAAGCACAAGGTGGAATTGAAAATGCATATATAGGTGATTCATCAATAAAAATACAAAGGAATATAGATGATACATTAAAATCAGGTAAAGAAATAACAGAAACACTATATAAGTTATCAATACAATTAAATAGTGCAAAAGATGCTATAATAAGAGCAGATAAAGATAGTTACAATAATATAAAATTAAATACTATAATTAGAGGAGAAGAAGATTTCTCAAAGGTCAAAGATTCAAAAGATACTATAAGTAATATGGAAAAGGTTATAGGGTATTTTGGATTAGGTGCGATGGTTTCTATTTCTGATAATTTAGCGTTAAATATACCGAATCTTACAGGCTTGTATAATGATAAAAGATTAAGATACAATTTAGAGAATGAAAACAGGTATGGAGTTTTAGCAGCATATCAGTATGGTAAAACATTTGGAGACATAGAGGGATTAGCACAAGGTACGGTTGAGCTTTTTGGTGGACTGTCTATTATGGGATTTGGAGGACTTGGTGCTGGAGCATTAACAGTGGCTACAGATGGAGCGGCTGCACCAGCAGTACCATTAGTAGAAAGTGCTGGAATTGCATTAGCTGGACATGGAATAGGAGTGTTTGGGTCTTCACTTTATAATATGGGTAGTGATTTTTCTAAAGGTAATTTTTATTTTAGTGAGATGAAAGGCAGTTACAATAAGCCAAGTGAAATTGCTCCAAAGGCAATAAAAGATGTAAAGAAAAAATGGGGGCAAAAGGGTATTGAAGCCTTTGAAAAAGCAAAGGATAAAGGAATTGTTGGTGCTCAAGGTCAAAATGGAATAAAAAAGTTAAAAGGTAAACCATTAAAAGGAAAATATACTTATGAAATAAAAGTTAAAAATAAGGAATATGGTGATTTTAGAATATATGGATATGAAAGTAGTAATGGAGATATAGTTTTTGATTTGTTTGATAAGGCATTACATTAA